CTCGGTGGTCTTGTCCATGATGATTTCGGGGTCGCCCTCGAAACCAAGGTCGTACATGTCGGCAATCTTCTTGGCGAGGTTCTTACCGATGTTCTCGTCCAGAGTCAGCTCCTCGACGGTCACGGTAGCGAACGGGCCGATAACGTCGCGGTAGTCACCGTGAGCATAGACGTGCAGAGCACGGAACATAGCCCAGCCCTTCGTGAACTTGAAGGTCAGGAAGCCGATGATGTCGAATGCGGCCTGAGCCACGGCACGACGGCTGACGGGAACACTGGCGCAGACGCGCTTCGGAGAGGTGGTGATGTTGGCGAAGTTCAGAGCCTGCTCTGCCACCTTCGTTACCTCACCCTCGACGGTGAACTTCACGTCGTTGATGCTGTAGGGGATAACCTGAGTACCAGTCACGCCGGTCAACATCTTCAGGTCGTCAGGCAGTTCGATGCCGGGCACCTTGGTGTCGATGATGGGCTTAATCTCCACGGGGATCAGTCCACCAGCCTCCAGGTTGGCGGTCGTGTTCTGGTCGCCGCCAGTGGTGATGGCGTTAGCGAGGATGGTGGTGGCGTTGGCTGCACGCTTGTGCGTGAAGCAGTCAGCAATCATCGCACGCAACTCCTTGCCCTTGTCCTCGCGGCTCTTGATGGCAGCAAGCTCGGCACCAGAGGCGAGAGCCTTAGCACGGGTTGACAACTTAGCGGACTCGTCGATGAGAGAACGCTGTTCCTTCTGCTCCTCGGCGGTCAGTTCGCGGGTGTTGCTCAACTCGTCGAGTTCGTCAATACGATTCCAGCAAGCGATCTGACGCTCCTGAATCTGTGTCTTAGTCATTTCTTTCATTTCCTAAAACGTTTTAAGGGTTAAAAAATAAGTGATTCTAATTCTTGTTCTGTTCTCATTCGCTGGGCACGATGACGCAGGCGCATGGCCATCATCTCGCGCTCGTGCTGTGCGGCCTGCTCTTCCAGTTCGCGCTCCTCACGCTCCCTTTGTTCGCGGGCTTCCTGCTCGGCCTTGGCCTTTGCCTCTTCCTCAGCCTTTTTCTTGGCTTCCTCTTCGGCAGCACGCTTGGCAGCTTCCTCTTCCTCAGCCTTGCGCTTGGCTTCGTCGTCGTCACCACCACCACACTCGCGCTTGATCTGTTCGTCAATCTCGCGCAGGATGGCCTCGCCAAACTCACGGGTGCCGACCATAGTCTGCTCGTAAGCGGGATGGGTCACGATGGCAACGTCATAGAAGCCAGTGGCACGCTTCACACGGCGAATCCAAATCTCTTTACCGGCTGCACTCACCTCGGCTGTGCGTTCGAGGATAACACTCTCGCGGTTGTGGGGATCGTCGGTGAATGCGAAACTCATGCCGGTGATGTCGCCACGCTTCATCAGTTCCAGCGTATCGTTGGCATTGTTGGTGTGCGGGAACGTGCAACGGCACTTCATGCCCTGGGGCACGAGGTCGAGCGATAGGGTGTCACGCTCTGAGTTGCGGTAGCGACCCAGCACGTCGGGTACTTTCGTGGAGTGGTTCAGATTGAGTATCACATCCGACCGCTGAAGCAGTTCGGGGGTGATGAAACCAGCCTCCAGCACTTCATAGACTTCGCGGTCTTCCGACCACGGAGTAAGGTTCACAGAACGGACACCGTACACGATGGGCATTCCCACGACGGTGCGGCTCTCCTGTTCACCCTCCTGTGGCTCTCGGACTTGCAACTGGCAGTCCTCGATGGGTACAAATCTTACCTGTTTCATTTCTTATCTCGATTAAAAAATTATCGTTTGACATTCGTCGAAACCGTTCACGCTCGGCATGTCAGATGCAAGCATCTCCCTGCTCTCGCTTAATCACGGCTTTCATTATACGGGCACTTTCGTGTCTGGGGTTTACTGCGTGATTTTGCGCCTTGCACTCGAAGTATTCCTTCACCTCGTCGCGGCTCAACGGCTCCGGCGCAACCGCCGTTCTGATTCTATATGGTTCGTTCATTGTCTCAAAAACCTATACCTTTTATGCCATAAAACCTATACCTTCTTCCAGAAAAACCTATACATTCTTTGCCAAAGAATCTATACCTTCTTTTCCTCGCCCTCCTTTGGCGGTGTCGGCTGTGCGGGTTCCTGAGTGGTCGGTCTGCCGCCACCTGCCACGTCGCGCAGTTTAGCACTGCCCAGCTCTGCCAGGTTGGTGAGCACATAGACGATGTTGCCCTTGTCAACGCTCGGCATATCCTCTTCGGCTCGCATCTCGTTCACTGTCATGATACCCGTGCGCAACATACTCTCGTAATACTTCGCCTTGGCTGTCGGGTCCATCGTCATCAGCGGCTTTTCGCAGACGTGAATGTCCCTCACGCCGTAGCCGTTGAATCCTATGAGCTTGCGGAACAGCTCCTTCTCCATATCCTTTGCGTCGGGGATGATGGTGCGCGTCAGGTACTCCATCGTCGCGTCTCCATAGCTGGTGTAGTGCGAGTTGGTGTCGAGCATCAGCAACGGACGCGGTGTTGCCCAGAAGCGTGCCACGTCGTCGAGCGTCAGTCCGCTTTGCTCCACGGCCTGCATCTCGGCCTGCGTCATGCTGATCTGGTTGACGTGCGTCAGGTTCTGAATGGCGATGACATCCTGCTCGTAGATTTCCTTGTTCACCTGCTTGGCCATCTCCTTCACCTGGTCGGGGTCGAAGCGTCCGTTGGCAATCGGGGCCACACCGCCGCTCTCGCCGCCCTCGCTCAGGATGAGTTTCACGCGGCCACCCTTTCCGGCAGTTTCCAAAGCCTGCGCCCTTAGCGTCTTGTTCAGCGTCAGCGTCTCCAGCGCAAAGTCAAGCGTCGATTTGCCCCACACGCCGTTCTGATAGCGGAACGTGTTCGGGAAGTGCAGCACGTCCGATGCCGGTACGTTCGGCCTCGTCTCGTAGCCGTGGTCGGTCAGATACGTCAGGCTCACGTAGTTGCCCTCCGCGAGGTTGTACGCACCGCTTTTCACCAGCCACAGATACTTCGGAAAATCGAACTCGTCGCGCTCGATATACACAAAGCCGTTGCCCGTCATCAGTCGGTTGATGGTGATTAACTCCCACATGCTTGCCGCCGTCATAATCGGGTTCGGCTCCTGCTGTAGCAGATAGTTCATGCGTTTGCCCAGTCCGCGCATGTCCACCTTGAAGTTCCCCTTGTCGAAGTCCTTCTTGCGGTACTGCACCGGCATCACTCCGATGGTCTTCGCCCTCAGCTCCACGGCACGATACACTGCCGACACCGTGAGAGCCGTAATCGGGTCGCGGGCATAGACGATGCGCTCCTGGTACGAGCCCCCCGTCACTGCACCCTCCTTCGGCATCGTGCTTGATGGCACACCAGGCGCACCGCCAATCGGTGCCGGTGTCGCCTCGCGCTGCTTGAAGCGGAAAAGATTTGCAAAAATATTGTCCATATCTATTTCTTGCTTTTATTACTCTTGCGTTTTTGCGTCTTGGGTTTACCAACGCCCAAGATTTCCTCCTTTTCCTCAGTCCGTTCGTTGATGGAAAAGAAGTAGTCAATGGCCTTTTTGCGATAGTCGTCGGTATACTGGTCGCCGTTCGGGAATCCGCGTCGCATCTTTTCCAAAAACTCCTCGGCGGTCTTGGTGTGATAGTGATTCACCCAAGCCACTTCGTAGAGTGGTGGCATGGTAGGATATTGCTCAACCCGCTCACCCTTCGCATTGACCACGCGCAAACAGTTAGGATTGACAGGACAATGCGGCTGGGTCTCAAACTCCATGAAAATGATGCCGCGACGCACAAAGCACTTCACGAACTCCCTGCCGTCGGGATAGCGGTTGCCGATGAACGGCTCCGTGAAGCGATCCATCACGGGACGGTCTTCATAATGTGTCAGCCCATTATCGGTCATCATGCGCCACGACAGCACCACCGCGTCTGCCTCCTTCATGCCTGCAAGCAGCGTCGCCACATTGTCGCAGCCGTCAATCATTTCGTCAATGTCAAGGAATCCCATCCATGCGAAGTCGCCGCCGTACTTCTGATATACCTCGTTGTATGCCTTATCCTGCACGTTGAACGAGCCGCCCTGGTTGCGGTAGTCGAGCACTTCCACCAATCCTTTCTCGATGTAGTCGCCAAGTACCGCCGTCGGCCGTTCCTCGTCGCCATAAGAATTGTCGCAGATAAAGATTTTCTTCACACCAAGGCTCAGGTGATGAGCCACCCACTCACGCAGGTACTTGTTTTCACAGCGGACGATGGCACACAGGGCTACGTCCTTCGGTTCTATCTTCTTCTGCACCTCAATCTTGTCGGTATCGTTCACGGCCCACAGATGGCGGTTGCGGTTGATCCACTCCATCTGATATTTCAGGTTGTCCTGCTTCCACGAGCCACCGCCGTAGTGCTCCACGAACAGCCGGATGTCCACATGCAAGCCTTTCAGTCGCGGGCGTTTCGTCAGCACCTCGTCGAGCAGACAGGCACCCGTATCCATCCAGTTGCCTCGGTCGTTGCGGTCTGCTTTTAGTCCCCAGCAGCGGTTGGGGTCAAAGTATCTTGCACCTTC